TTTTGCTCAGTGATGTCAGATAACTGCCTGTAATCTGTCCCCTGATATACATTGAAGAGTGCCTGTTGGCGTGCTTGTTCGCCGCCGAGACCAACAAGCCGTTGCATCTGCTGAATCGCCCCTGGGCCAGCCGCGATGTACGGCTGCGTCAAATCAGGCCGTCCAGCCGAGACGTATGGAGCAAGGATTTTTTGAACAAAATCAAACTGACGCCTTTGCTCTTCAATGCCTTGGTCAATGCCTTTTTGCTGCGCTTTTGCTGCTGCTTGAGCAGCTTTAGCAGAACGTCTTCCAGAATAAATTGATGCTCCTCCCGCTAATGCAAGTGTTCCTGTCACTGGCTCTGGCATAAAAACTCCTTTCTGTAATCTTCAAATGTTTCGCCGTAAAACTTCATTACTTTCTCGGCGTTCTGGGTTGCGAACTCAACGCCATGGCAGACGTGAGTCACGAACAGAATAAGATCGTAGAACCCTGCTCTCCAAGCGTAGGACATCTCTGTTGCTCTTCCGGCTCGCTCGGCTTGGTCAGATGCCTGCCATTTCAAGAACAGGTTTACCATTACCGGAATCAACAACGCTGAGTTCATGGAGTAGAACCGGTTTAGCGGCATTGCCACCATCGTGTTCCAGATACACCGGTCGAGTTCTTTGCGCGGCACTTCATCTCCATCTGCAACGTCATCGAACACCTGCATCACTTGCCAAAACGACATCAACCAGTCCTGTGCGTCCTCGGGAAGAAGAAGCACCTCTGCAAACAGACACCGGAATGATTCTTCAGCGGAAGTCATCTCTACGTCACTTCCCTCCCAGAAGCCATGATGGTCAGCGAGGTCGCTGCGCTTGCGGTTGTGGAGATGATGCCACCGGACTCAAGAACCTGCCCGACGAGCTCTGGGCAGGTGTAGGTCTCATTGGGCACAACGACCTTCGAGGAAAGAATCTTGTTGCTGTTTACGGCTGTGCCCGAGGGCGCAATCAGGTTCACCGTGATGGACGCATTCGCCGCAGAGGTGTTGGTCACCGTGAACTTGTCGATGATGCACTTGCAGTTCGATGCCTGATACTGGGCTGTCGCAGCAGCCTCGGCCTGCTTGGGCGGGATGATGTTTTTGACGGTTACAGCCATGTCAGGAGATGTTGTTGGTGACGCTTAAAATGACCGACGGAATGTCAGGCACCGGTGGGGCTGCGGTAAAGGCTTTGATCTCGATGTCCACGGTGTCCACGGACCACATGAGCTCAAAGTAATCTCCCGCGTTCATTCTATACACGAAGTTCCATGCCGCAACACTTTCTGCGTTGTTGCCCTGAATGCGGATTTGGGTGGCCGAGTTGGCTTGGTCAACGCCGTTGATTCGCGCCCACAAGTAGAACAGACCAACGCCTCCAGCGGTCTTGTCTAGCTGCATGGAGAACTGGAAATTGTAGATGCCCTCAGAATCAACGTAAATGCGGCTTGCAGGCGTTCCAGTGCTCACGCCGAAGCTGAGGTCGGTTGAGTTGAACGTGACCGCGTACGCCGTGTTTATGGCCGCTGCCGTCTGCGTTGTGGTGTCGTAGAAGGTGCCGTATCTGGGCGACTTCTTCTGCTCTACCGGTGGCGCCTGCGATAGCAGGGCTACCTGCTGGGCTAGCTCAGCAATCTGGTTAGCCTGCTGAGAAGGCGCTGTAGAAGCGAGCTCGATGACGCTGCGAAGGGCTTCAACCGTATCAAGCGCCTGCTGTGCAGACGTCTGAGAGTTATACGAGTCAATGGTGTTGGCGTCGATGCCGGCTGGGACGTACTCGAAGAGTTGCTCGAAGGCGCGGATGAGGCGCTGGTCGGGCAAGAACTTGGCAAGGTCATTCCGGTTGGGCTTGATGGAGTTGGCCATTTACCACACAAGCGGCTCAAGCCGCGCCTCCAAGCGGGCCATTGACAAGTGCGCGTCGCTCGTCCCGCGAAAGCGATACGTTCTCCAGTCTCCCATGCGACCGTTGCGCATCCATGTCAGGCGCTTGTTGCGGTCTCCAGTCTTACCGGCGCTGATGCTTCGCTCTTGCGAGTAGGTGACGCCATCCGTTGAGTAGCTCGCGAAGATGGTCGGGTTTATGCCAATGGCCACGCGCCCAGGCAGGGCGACGAGCTCCAGTTCGTGGAAGATGGCGCCCTTGCCTTCGTTGTAGAAGATTTGTGTCTCGAACTGCCAGCCGATGCGCTCGCCCCAGAGCGAGGAGATGTCTTGAACCGCGTAGCCGAGATTGGGTGCTGAGGTGTCCCCGCAAATCCACTTGTCGTAAGCGTACACAAAGTTGCGTGCGCGGTAGCTGCTGTTGCCGTAGAGACCGTCAGCCAGCGTAAACCAGATGGCTTGGCCGGCGACCTGCGAGATCGCGCCGTCGTAGACTAGCGTGTGGTCCGGAAGGTGGATGTAGAGGTGGTTAAGTCCGTTGTACAGACGTGTTTCACAGATAGTCGTAGCCAGAGCAGTTTCAGAGTAAGTTGCCAGAATCTGGTCAATCTCCCGTGTAGCGATTTTGACGGTGTTGGCTCCGGACGCCAGCCATACCGATGGCGCCTCGTTGCGTCCGCCTCCGACGAAAGCCACAGAATCCAGATATACGCAGCAGGAGTACGTTCCGATTCCACCCCGTTGAATCTGGGCTCCTTCGATGCGAGCGAACGGGAAGGATAGGATGTCTCCACCGACGTTGTTGAAGAGCTCAATGGTATGTCGGTTAATCGCATAGACCTCGTTCCGGAACTTCTGAATCGAGATGATGGGGTCTGGATCGGCTTCGGATGTCGCCTTGGCCTGAACGATGGTCGGGTTGACCAAGTTCGTCGTGGCGATGAAGAACCCGTCTGTCAGAAAGAAGTACCCATCCACCCAACAGAAGTCCGTGATTGGCCCCATGGCAGGGTCAGGCGTGAGGCTGGTGAGCGCAGAACCGTTCCAGTAGTACAGCGTTCCGCTGGAGAGAATCGCCAGCAGCGTCTCTGAGTAGTCAAAGGTCACTTGACCACTGCCGCCAACGTCCGCGAGCACCACCACGTTCCCCAGCGAGCTCACCGAGACGAGCTTCGTGCCCATCACGCGGTAGAGCACGTTGTTCCACTCAATGCCGCCACGGTCGAGCCCAGGGCCTACCGCGAACTGCTTAATCCCGTCAGCCGGTCTCAGGTAGCCCTCGCTCAATCCAGATGGCTGAACGACGGGCACCAAGTTGCGCGGGTAGCTGCGGCGAAAGTCGCCGGCCCCGTCCGTGTAGATGCCGCTGAGCAGTGGTACTTGCATTACTTCTTCTTGGCGGTCTTCGCAGATGCTTTGAACGCTGCCGCAGTCGGCGCTCCCTTGGAGCCTGGCTTGCGCATCTTCTCCTTGCTACCGGCTTCGATGCGTTCGCGTTTGGCGTGGATGTTGGCGTATAGTCCTTTTTTCATTTGCAGTTCCAGCGTTTGAGTGAAGCAGCTTTGCGTGTTGGGCGCCCCTTCTCGTCCTTCATTGGCCCCGGCATCCCGCTCATGCGAGCGCAGAACGAGCGCCGACGCGCAGCGTCTTTTTCGGTCTTTGGGTTGGGTGCCGGTGCCTTAAGGTTGCTGCCCGTCTCGCGGTTGTACTTGGCGCGGCCCTTGGCAGTGAGTCCTGCTCCCTGAGATACAGGAAGCTTCTCACCGCGGCTGACCGAGAGGTTGACTTGCTTCTTAGGCATCTTCAGGAGGAGGGGCGAAGGTTCCGTCTGGCTGCTCAATCCAACCGATGTCGCACTGGATGCCATCCACGTTCACAAGTGTCGTGCCCTGCGGAGGAGTGTATGGCGTTACACCGTCCCACAGTATGACGCTTAGGACAACTTTTGTTGAGTCTTCAACGATTGCGTATCTCATTGCTTAGAAGTAGGTTGTTACAATAACGATGCCTTGCGCTCCATCTCCGCCTTTGCCTGAGAATGCCGCCCCATCAAGAGCCGCTCCTCCGCCTCCTCCGCCACCTCCGTATAGTCCACCATTTCCCCCATCTCCGCCATTTGCCGTGAAGCTGGAACCGCCTCCGCCTCCGCCTCCAGAGCACAATGGGAAGTTAACCGTGACGTTTGGTGCAGAACTTCCGTTGCCTGAGATTGCGCCTCCGTTTCCAAGTCCGCCAGTGAACCAAGTGGATAGAGAGGTTCCGCCGTTCCCGCCAGCAAATCCAACGGTTGCTGATGCTGGAAGACCGCCTCCTGCTCCTGCTCCACCTGCGCCAACAAGAGCGCTCGTTGTTGATGGGCCTGCACCTGTACCGCCGTTTGAGCCTGATGTTCCTTGGAACATTGCGCGAGCGGATGCCGCTGATCCTGCTGGCCCACTTGCCGTGGTAACTGCTCCTGCTCCAAGCCCAGGAGACACTTGGACAAACGTTCCAAATGCTGACAGTCCGCCAGCTGTTCCTGCGTTTCCGTTGACATTGGTTCCAGTGACTGCGACGCCTCCAATACCGGCAGCGCCAACAGTAACAGATTCAGTCGCTCCAAGAAGGGATGCTTGGAATCCTCTTGCCGAATACGAGCCGCCTGCTCCTCCGCCTCCTCCCGGCGCTGTTGCTGTCGTCCCGCCCTTTCGTCCTGACGCTCCACCTCCACCTCCGGAAATCACCACCACATCCACATAAATCGCCCCTGCTGGCTTTGTCCATGTCCCGCTGGAAGTGAACACCTGCACGTCCGTAGCAGCACCTCCACCGCCGGTAGCAGAAATGGTAACAGCACCATCACCGTTCGTGATGGTCACGTTGCTTCCAGCTGTCAGCGTAGCCTTTGTAAGCCCACCTGCGGTGTTGCCGATGAGAAGCTGCCCATTGGAGTAGGTGGTTTCTCCTGTGCCGCCGTTGACTTCCAAGACCGTTCCGGTCACGTTCGATGCTGTACCGGTGGTGTTCTGGTTCAGCGTTGGAACGTCAGCAGCTTGGATCGCGCTCATCACCACGTCGGTGCCATTCCCGCGAAGGTACTGGCCGGAAGTCGTTGCGCCCGCGAGATTGTCCATCGCGGCCTGCCTTGAAGCAGACTGCATGAAGGAGTCGATGTCAGAGGATACTGTAATGTCAGGCATATGCTTTAGGGTCTGAGGTACCGGTCAACGCCGCCTGGCCGGCGATAGTAGTTCGTTCCGCCACCAGGGCGCAGGTAGAACGACGCGGCGGGAGGCGGCCCTGGAGGGGTCACCGTGGGCCCCGCAGGCGTCTTCGAGCGTCGTCTTGAGAGGTAACGAATCACAGGCCAGCGCCGCAGATGAAGTTAACCGTCGTTCCAGAAGGCGAGATGATTGCAATGACGTTATCGTCCTCGAACTTGCCAAGGGACACTTGGCTGCTCGGCATGACGATGTAGTCAGCGGTCGTTGCGGTAATCGTGCCCTGCCCGATGCGGACAAACACCGGATTGGTTGCGCCGGTATTGGTCACGCAAATGCTGCGGGTGCCAGAGCGGATGCTGTACTGGGCGGAGGTTCCAGTTGCTGACTGGGTTTGTCCGCTGCCGTAAGAGGGATTGAATGGGAGTGTCATATTAGCCTACGCGATACCATTTTTGGATGACCGGCTCGAACCGGAGTGTGAAGAAGCCGTTTGCCGCGAGAGTCGTCGGAACGCCGCCTCCGACCGCACCGTTCAGGTTCACCGTGAGCGAGGTGATTGTCTGGGTGGTGTTGACAAGAATCTCTTGGTTTGCCACGCAGCCCGAGACCTGCGGGAGTTGGATCGTCAGCGAGGCCACTGTGCTAATGGGCGTAAGCACCAGCCACACGCTGTTGTTCGTGCCGCTGATGGCGACCGTCGAGCCGCTAATCGGCGAGGCGTACTGGATGACCTTGCCGTCGTTGACCGTCACATTTTGCTCGATGAAATCAGCCACCACCGCTGCCGTGCAGTTGTAGTCGAGCCCGTTCTGGTTGACAGCGAACAACGTAGAGTTGTTGATACTGTCGACGTTATCGAGATTTTGAATAGCCATGTTAGCGGAACTGAAGTTGACCGTTTGGTTCCTGCTCGATGGGAGCGATGGATGGCACCGGCAGGAACGGCCAATCCACGTCTTTGTTGCCAGCTCCCGCGGGCATCGTCGAAGGGTACTGTTGTTGCAGGACATTCGCGCTCTGCATAAGGAGCGTTTGGTAGCCTGAAATCGCCCCCAACTTGGTGTCCACAGACGGCGCTTTGCCGTACTGAGGGGCAATCCGCATCGCCAGATTCAGGATGATGGCCTCGTTGGCGGTGATAGGGACGTTCGTCTCGGTGTCCAGATCACTGTTCTCAGGCGAGTTCGTCAGCGGGTAGCCAATCTGGATGGCTTTCGCGTACCACTGGGCAACCATAGCATCCAACCGGCGCACCGCGGACTGAAGTTCGTCGGGCGTCAAGTCGAACACATACGACGCCAGCCCCAACTCTTCGAAAGCGGCCTCAACGAACTGGCGTTTTGTGTATCCCATGCGTTATTTGCGCCGACGGCGCGGTTTCTCGTCTTCTTCTTCGTCCTCAGAAACAAGTTCAGGAGCCTCAGGAGCGGCTACAGCCTCAACTTCCGGCTCAGTCACCACAATCTTGACCTTCGGCTCGTTCTTGAGCCTCTCAGCGGCCTCCAAAGCGGCGTTGCAAGCGTCCACTGCTGCTTCAACCGAGGTGTGCCAGCCGTATTGGATGGCTTCATCGAGTTCCTCTTG